AGCCCGAAACGATATTTTGGCTAAGCGATTCGGACTTCCTATGGAGGGATACACATATTACTTTACATATGAAGAAACTCTTCCACATCGCCATCGTGATTATTGGCAGATGCCATGTTCTTTAGGAGCCGATTTATCCCAAGGTGATGATTTCTGCGCGTTTACATTTCTATTCCCATTGGCAAATGGATCGTTCGGTGTGAAAACCAGAAACTATATTACGTCGTTAACTCTTATGAAACTCCCAGCCGCGATGAGAATTAAATATGATCGGTTTATGAAAGAAGGTAGTCTTATTGTGATGGAAGGAACAGTTCTTGATATGACCGATGTATATGAGGATCTGGATAACCATATCATAGAATGCGGTTACGATGTTCGATGCTTTGGATACGATCCATACAATGCAAAAGAATTTGTTGAGCGTTGGGCAAGTGAAAATGGGCCATTCGGAATTGAGAAAGTTATCCAGGGTGCAAAGACGGAATCCGTTCCTCTTGGAGAATTGAAGAAACTTTCTGAAGAGAGAATGCTTTTGTTTGATGAAGATCTGATGACATTTGCTATGGGAAACTGCATTACTCTGGAAGATACTAACGGAAACCGTAAATTGCTGAAAAAGAGGTATGAGCAAAAAATCGATGCCGTCGCAGCAATGATGGATGCGTACATCGCATTCAAGGCGAATCGTGAAGCATTCGAGTAGGGGGTATAAAGATGCCAATGGCAAAGCTAATCGATTGCTCTTCTGTATTACGACCCTACGCCATCAGAAAAGTAGCTCGTATTGAATCAAGTGATAAATTGATGCATTATGGAATAAAGGGTATGAAATGGGGAGTTCGGAGAACGAAAGAACAATTAGCTCATGACAGAAGCTCGATCCAGGCAAGGATGAATAACCAGTTGCGAACACCTGTAAAAGCTTCAAACGGAATACTGGTTACACGTTTTTCAGATCATGCTCTTGATAGAACACAAAACGATTCGAGACCCGTAACGGTCGACGGAATTTTGGATGCATTGAAAAATCCGTTGAATCATGATAGCATTAAAACAAAAACTGATAACCGTGGGCGACCAAGTCAGCAGTTCATAGGAAAATCTGCAACTGTAGCAGTGAATCCCGAAAATGGAACTATAACAACTACTTGGTGTACAGGAAGTAGGACAAAACGTAAATATTTAAAGGAAGGACGAGCATATGTTCAGTGATGAAGAAATAGCCCTTATGCGATCACTCGGATTAGACTGCGATTTTAATGGTTTATCCGAAGACGATGATCGTTGGGCAGACATAGAAGAAAAGGTTGGGAATTTCCTGACATTGAAGTGTTTGGATGGGCATTATAATCCCGATAATAACGGAATCATATGTGAATCCATACTGAACAAAATACCGGTTTAAAATTACTGGAGGCCTCTTAAGAAAAGAGGTCTTTTTTTTGTGTGCCCATTTTAGGAGGTGAGAATTCAAAATGGATTTATCATTAAGTTTCAGGTTTAAAAATGCCTGGAATGCTTTTCGCAATAGAGCCCCTACTATGATGTCCCAGAATATCGGTTCGGGTTATTCATATCGTCCGGATCGTTTTCGACTTACCAGAGGAAACGAAAGATCAATAGTCACATCCGTATACAATAGAATCGCTTTAGACGTAGCCGCCATCAACATTCAGCATGTTCAGTTGGATGATGAGGGGCGGTTTTTAAATGTTATAAAAAGTGGTTTAAACGAATGCTTGTCGTTGGAGGCCAATCTTGATCAGACTGGTAGGGCATTTATCCAAGATGTTGTTATGTCCATGATGGACGAGGGATGTGTGGCGATTGTTCCTGTAGATACCGACGATGATCCAGATGACACAAAAGGATATCAGATTCTTTCGATGCGAGTCGGTCGTATTCGCGATTGGTATCCTCGTCATGTACGCGTTGAAGTATATAACGAAAACACTGGACGAAAACAGGAAATCATCGTTCCGAAAGATACAGTTGCTATTGTAGAAAATCCATTATATGCGGTTATCAATGAGCCAAACTCAACAATGCAAAGGCTTATTCGAAAATTGAATTTGTTGGATGCGGTTGACGAGCAGAGCAGTTCTGGAAAGTTGGATTTGATTATTCAGCTTCCATACGTAATCAAGTCAGAGGCAAGACGTCAGCAGGCAGAGCAGCGGCGTAAAGATATTGAGCGACAGTTGTCCGGTTCTAAGTATGGTATTGCCTATACCGATGGAACCGAGAAAATCACGCAGTTGAATCGTTCTTTGGAAAACAATCTAATGAAGCAGATCGAATACTTAACGAGTATGCTTTACAGCCAGTTAGGAATCACTCAGAGCATCTTAGATGGTACCGCAGATGAGAAGACTATGCTGAATTATTACAACCGGACAATCGAACCGATTATTTCCGCAATCGTTGATGAAATGAAGAGAAAATTCTTAACGAAGACTGCCAGGTCCCAGAACAAGTCAATTATGTTCTTCAGAGACCCATTCAAGCTTGTGCCGGTAGCTGATCTTGCTGAAATTTCTGATAAGTTTACCAGAAATGAAATTGCTACATCAAACGAAATCAGACAGGTAATTGGTTGGAAGCCATCTGCTGATCCTAAGGCTGATGAATTGAGAAACAGCAATTTAAGTGAGCCTGGCGGTTCCGTAACAGATGCTACGAGCGGTGATGGAACAGAATCCAGCGATACCAGTGATTACGATGCTCTGGTTAATGAAGTTCTTGACAGCATTTCTGCACAAATCGATGACATCATCGGCAATTATACGTCTGGCGATGATAAGGAGGGAGATGATTCTTAATGGATGAACCTAAAGTTGCGGTTCTTAGACATTATGTATCGCCCTATTACGATCCGCAAAAAGCGCATGAATACTATATGCGTACCAGAGAGTTAAAAGGCCGTTCTACCACATCGCTGAATGATGAGGGAAAGAAGATTTGGTCTTATACAAAAAATAATATCAAATCTGAAAAGGCTGCAAAGGTCAAAGAAGAGCAGGAAAAGCGAGATCAGAAAATTACGGAACTTCGTGAAAAAGCAGAAGCAACGAAGGAACAGATATCTTCTCGTTTGAAAGAACTGAATGAGGCCTTAATCCAAAATGCTTCCGATAGGAAGAAAAGCATCGATACTGATAAAGATTCTGATTTGGAAGAAATTGAAAAGGAATCGTCTAGCCAGAAGGAACGAATCGATAATAAAAAGGATGCCGAAATCGAGCGTTTGATGGCAATAGAAATTCCATCAGGATTATCCAAGGCTGAGAGATCTAAGCGTGTTGCTGAAAGAACTGCAAAGATTGCAAAGCTTAGAAACGATGCAAAATCAGATAAAGCAAAAATCAGTAGCGATGCCAAAACGGACAAGGCCAGTGTTCGAACGGATGCGACAAACAAGAAAGCAAAAGTATCGTCCGATACCAAGGAAGAAAAAGCTGAGAACCAGGCTAATGCTAAAAGTGAAAGAGCAAAAGTTAGCTCCGAGCTTAAAGCAGCGGTTAAGTCAGTTAGGGAAGCTTACAAAGCGGCTAAAGCTGACCTTGATTCGTCATACGAACAAACCTATCAGGATGAATTTGACAAGATTCAGTCGGAGTACAAGAAGGTCAAGAAATCAAAGAAAAAGTCTTCCAGCTCATCAAAGAAGACATCGCATCCATTATCGTACTATATCAGAAAATAGGAGGAAAATCAAAATGAAGTATGACTTTGGTGGCTGGGCCACTAGAAATGATCTTCAGTGTGCCGATGGAAGAGTCATTAAAAAAGACGCTTTCAAAGGGCAGAACGGGCAGACTGTCCCGTTAGTATGGATGCATAATCATGCCGATCCGGCGAACGTGCTTGGATTAGCTCATCTCGAAAATAGAGATGAAGGAGTTTATGCATTCTGTGAATTTAATGATACAGAATCCGGAAAGACTGCACGCGAACTTGTAAAACATGGTGACGTACAGTCTCTTTCCATCTTTGCCAACCAGCTTAAACAGGCTGGTCACGATGTTGTTCATGGCATTATTAGAGAGGTAAGTCTGGTGTTAGCCGGTGCCAATCCTGGAGCATTTATCGATGATGTG